GGGAACAACTATGGCTTTGCTAGACGCATCGTCTAAGTTTTCCACAGCCATACACAAAAGAATGCACAAGGCTCAGAGAGAAGAGTTTGACATTCTAGCCAGAATTAACTACGACTTTCTCCCAGACGATTACCCGTATGAAGTTGTAGGTGGAGATCAGAAAGTATTTAAGCAGGACTTTGACGGGAGAGTTGATATCATTCCGGTGTCTGACCCCAATATCCCGTCCTCTGCCCATAGACTGGCACTGGGCCAAATGGCTATTCAGTTGGCTAGTCAAACTCCTCCCGGTACGTTTAACATGCCAGCCCTGTACAGAGAAGTTCTCTCCGCTGCAAACTTTCCAAACCTAGACGAGATACTACCACCAGAGCAAAAGCCAGAACCCAGAGACCCACTGGCAGATATCATGGCAGCGTCTAAGGGACAACCCATTGCAGCTTTTCCGGGGCAGAACCACGATGCACATATTCAGTTTAAAACTGCTTTCCTCAAGGACCCCGGTAACGGTGCAAACCCAATGATGCAGCAGATTGTTCCTATAATCAATGCCAACATCAGAGACCATATGCTTATGAAGTACCAAGAACAAATCGGTGGAATGGTCACTGGAGTTGCCGACGATCCTCAGACAAGTGAGATGGTGATGTCAGAGGCAGCAGAAGCAGTGGCAAACGCCAACGCCGCACTAGGTATTGCCCAGAGTCCAGAGCAACAGATGATGAACATTGAGCAACAAAGACTACAGCTTGATCAACAGAGAATGCAAATGGACGCTCTGGAGAAAGCAGCTGATCTAGAAGTCAGGAGCAAAGAACACGAAAGCTCTGATAAGAAAGTTCAGCTAGATGCTTTGATTGATATCAGTAAGCTTTCCTTAGAATCTGATCGAGATGCCAACAAAGCTCTGGAAGCAGCTGCTAAACTCTCAATCGAGTCGGAGAAAGCTGGCGGTGACAAAGAACTTAAAAGAAATAAAACTGCTCTAGATACTTTGGTTAATATGGCAAAGCTGGAGAAGCAGTGATGACCCTAGAAGAACGGATTAAAAAACATGAAGGATATATGGTCGAACCCTATACTGACACGCTTGGGTTTCTTACAGGAGGTTATGGACATAAGATCCTTGAAGGAGAAGAAGTTCCCACAGACCAAGAAGGCTGGGAAAAACTTTTTCAAGAGGATCTGGAAAAAGCTAGAGATGGGGCGGCTAGACTAATAGAAAAAAATAAACTAGAAAATTTACCTTGCGAAGCCCATGAGATTATAATAGAAATGGTATATCAAATGGGAGAGAAAGGAGTTTCTAAGTTTAAGAAAATGTTTAAAGCTCTACGACAAGAACCTAAAGACTATGAAGAAGCAGCAGATCAGATGATGGATTCCCGGTGGGCAAAGCAAACCTATTCAAGAGCGCGTAGTCTTTCTGAAAGTATGAGGAAGTTAGATGCCGCTTAAACCCGGAAAGTCGCCTAAGACAATTTCAGACAATATTAAGAAGCTCCGCGAAGAAGGCTATTCTCAGAAACAAGCCGTGGCCATTGCTATGTCTACATCTAAGAAACCAAAGCGCCCCTCTAAGAAAACAAAGAGGTTGTCCCGTAAAAAATAGTTATGGATATTTTTGACGAGATACGACAGGTTTTTAAAGAGGAAGAAGATACCTTAAAAAATTTCCTTGCAAAGGGTCACGTAGAGGACTATAACCATTATAGGCAAGTAGTAGGAACGCTTACAGGAATTGAGTGGTCTTACTCAAAGTTAACTGATATTGTAAACAAAAGAATGGAGCGAGATAACGACGATGATTAATCCTTCACTTGGCGGGGCAATTTCTAACGATGCGTGGATTACAGAGAATGATATACCGGACCCAGAAGTTCTTCCAGACCTTCCCGGTTATCATGTGCTTATCAGACCAACCTCTATCAAGGAAAAAACAAAGGGAGGTATTCTTTTACCAGAGAGAGCACGGGACGATATCGCCTACCTCACCACGGTTGGCAGAGTTCTTAAAGTAGGTACACTGGCGTATGAAGATAAAGATAAGTTTCTTGCAGGTGCTTGGTGTAGAGAAGGTGACTATGTATGTTACCAGAAACTTTCAGGGACCAAGTTTGTTTACAAAGGTGTAAAGCTTCTACTTCTTTTTGATGATCAGATCCTGATGAAAATCAGTGACCCAGAAGATCTAGACACTACCCTTGTATTAGGTAATTAAATATGTTACTAATTAAATTATGCGTAATCTTAGTTGTCGCAAACTATGGAGCTAGTAAAAATGTCTGAAGAACAAGCAGTAGAAGCAAAAGAAAACGTAGCCGAAGAACTTACTGAGTGGAGCGAGATAGATATCTCTCCTACTCCTACCAAGGAAAAGGTAGAGTTTGAAGTAGAAGGTGAAGAAGAAAAACCTGAACCAGTAGAAGCAGCACCAACACCTGATAAAGATGTTCCAGAGTTAGAAGGCATAGAAACAAAAGGTGCTGAGAAACGTATACGACAGCTTGTTCAACAGAAAAATGAACAGGCTAATCTTCTTGCCCAAGCTGAACAAGAGAAGCAAGCTCTTTTAAAACAGCTGAACGACAGAGACAAGTATACTGTAGAGAGTAGTAAGTCTAACACAGAGACCAGCGAGAAGCTTCTACAGCAGCAGATTGAGATGGCTAAGAAAGCATACCTTGACGCTTATGACCTAGGTGAAAAGGAGAAGATGCTAGAAGCACAAGAACTAATGAGCAAGGGTCAAGTAGACCTTTCAACACTAAGTCAGCAGCGACAGGCTATTGAACAGTACGAGGCGCAGCTGGCACAGAGAGAGCAGGTACAGGCACAACAACCACAAGCACAACCACAGCAGCAGCAAGCACAACAGTACGATGAACTTGCAGTTGAGTGGAGTCAGAAGCCTGAAAATTCTTGGTTCAACCAAGACCAGATTATGACAGTGGCGGCACTTACAATTGATGCCACACTGAAACAAGAAGGTTATGATTCTTCTACTCCAGAGTTTTACCAAGAGGTAGACCGGAGAATGAAGACAGAGTTTCCGCACAAGTTTAGCGGAGAGAAGAGTGCAGCGGTAGGATCACAGCCTACACAACAGGTGGTAGCAGGACAGTCGCGCAGTTCTACCACTGGAAGTAAAGGTAAGGTTAAGCTTACTCAAGAAGACGTAAGACTAGCTCAGAAGTGGAATATTCCTCTTGAGAAATATGCCGCTGAGAAGGCACGGGCAGATCGTGCAGCTGGTGAATATGTTCCAATTGCTTAACCACATTGCGCGTAACAAAAGAAGAAGGAGCGTTTAAAGATGAGTAAAACAAGTAGTAGAGCAACACAAACAAGGGAAACCGCAACTAAAGAGTACACGTACCAAGAACCTAATTTCTTAGATGTTCCCGACCCTGTTGTAGACAGATTCGCCAATGAAGACATGGTTCTCCGTTGGATACGCATCTCCCTCAAAGGCGATGATGACTACAAGAATGTTGGAAACAAAATGACTCAAGGTTGGGTATTTGTAACTCCTGAAGAAGTTCCTGAGATGTTACACTCTTCAACTGTTTTAGACACGGGACGCTATACCGATTGCGTTGTACGGGGGGATGTCGCTCTAGCCAAAATGCCCCGTGGAAAGTCAGTCGCCAGAAATGATTATTACGAAGGTAAAGCAAACGACTTGATGGATGCTGTAAATCAGCAACTAATGTCTGCTTCTAGCTCGAAAATGCCCATTTCAAATAATAGCACTTCAACTGTAACCAAGGGTAGAATGCCACAGTTTCAGGCTTAAAACGCCTACCGCTTATTCTACTCATCTTTAAAAGGAGAATGTAGTATGACAGCTACGAAAGCCCTAAATGGTCTCACTCCTTCGCGTAGATACTCTGCTGGTGCTAACACCGTGCAGACAAGAAACTACCGAATAGCATCTGGTCTTGCATCAAACATCTTCACGGGTGATTTGGTCCATGTCAGAGCAGGTAATGTACAACCTGTTAGTAGCGGTAACGGTAATGTGAACCCGCCTATTGGAGTTTTTATGGGTTGTTACTATGAAGAAGACGGTGAGCCAAAGTTCCGTAAACATTGGCCCACGGGAACTTCTGCCAGCAATGCCTACGCGATTGTAGCTGATGATCCCCACGCTACGTTTGAAATTCAGTGTGATGCCAGTTCTTCTGTTGGTGACATCATGGAGTTCAACTTTGAAGTGACCAGAGGTGCAGGTTCTACCTTCACTGGTCGTTCAGGGTTTGGTCTTGATGTTGCGTCCAGAACTTCTGGTGTGGCGGCTATGTTCCGTATTATTGATTTCGTTGACGAACCCGGCAATGACATTGATAATGCTTCGGAGCGT